AATAGGAGCTTTCATGTATGATTACTTAATAAGCGGAACTATTGACTTGTTATGTATTCGTGAAGACCAATTTGTAATAGGAGATTGGAAAACAAATAGAGGCGGATTACAATTTGAAGCTGGATATTATCGTAAAGATAAAAGTTCTAAACCTCATCAACTAACAAATGAATTTGTACAGAAGAATGAGACTTTATTGCCTCCGCTAACTACTCTACCTAATTGTAACGGAAGTATTTACAACTTACAGTTGTCAATGTATGCTTATATGGTAGAACGTGTTTTAGGAATACCAAATGCTGGTTTATGGCTCTGCCATATTGATTCTGATTTTGTACTTAATAGATTTGGAATGCCGAAAATGTTCAAAGACGGAACATATCATATTAAAGAAAATCCGATAAATAAAGTAACTTTGTACAAAATGAAATACTTAAAGCAAGAAATACAGAAAATACTATTAGATAGAAAAAGAGTATTACTTGCAGACGGAACAATGAATAAAACATTATTTGATTAATATAAAAATATGTATGAAAAAACTAGTGATAAAAATACAAACATTAGTATTGTTTATGACAGGAGTTTTATTAATAAACTCGTGTACAACTAATACTAACTCCCCCGTAGAGGAGAGAGATGAGGTTGAACCTATCATTATACACGATACTATAATTGATAGTAGATGTGCTAAAGAATTAGATAGTATAAAATATGTTTATGAACTAACAAAAGATAGTTTGAAATATACTAGAGATTCTATAGGAGAAGATTTATTTGTTGCTAGATATAAATTAGGTAGAATTAAATATTATACAAGTATAGCAAATAAAGGAAATAATATTAAATATTATAGAGGTTGGATTCTTAGAACTTTAAACGATTAACGCTATGGCAAATTTCGATGAAGAATTTAATAGAATAATATTTGTTGAGGGTGGATATGTTAATGATAAAGATGATGCAGGGGGAGAAACATATCTAGGTATATCAAGAAAAGCTAATCCGTATTGGAAAGGTTGGGAAATGGTAGATGCTATAAAACAACAAAACCCTAAATCTGTATGGAATAGAAAAATGAAAGAACATACAGGTATTACAAGATTAGCTAAAGAACTATATAAACATAAATATTGGGATATATTCAAACTAGATGAAATTAAAAGTCAAAAAGTAGCTAGACAAATATTTGATACAGCTGTTAATTGTGGGGCTACAACTGCGACTAAAATTGCTCAACAAGTTATAGGAACTAAAATTGATGGTAAGATAACTCAAGAGCTAATAAATAAACTAAAAGAAATATAGAAATGAAAGCTAAAAATAACGAAGCTGTAGAAAAAGCTATAATTATAACAAGCTGTATATTATGCGGCTTGTTTTTTCTTTATGGTATTTATAAGACTGTTGAAGAAGTTATTAGAGGAAAGTATGAACCAGAATTGATAGAAAAACTGAATACACCAACACAAAAAGAAATAAATAAAACAGAAAAAGAGATAATTCAAATAACAGAAGAACTAAGACTTAAGATATATGAAGCTAACAATGAAAATGATAGTGCTGTTATTAGCAGGTTTTATGAGCTGGCAGGTGGAAGCACAACAAATCCCTCTACGGGGGAGTGAATACGAATCTGATACGGCTATGGTAGCTGTTCCGATTAGTTTATTGAGGCAAGCTAATATTAAGTTAATCGAAAGAGAATACTATATTGAATTAAATCAAAAGAAAGATACGATAATAAAACTAAAAGATGAACAAATAAATATACTAAATGAAGAAGTATTAATTAAATCTAAACGAGCTAATTTATTTGGAATTACAGCTGCTGTTTCTTTAATAGGAATGATAATAACTATATTAATAAAATAATTATGGAATTAACAGGTTATCCGTTTTTGGATTATATTAATGAAGATAAATCTAGATATACACATGCTAAAGATGCTGGATATGTAGATGATGATGATTTATTTCTTATAGGAGATAGTGGAGGATTTTTACTTAATATAAATCCTAATTGGAAATTTGTTAATACAGAATTATTTGCACCAGCAGCTGCTGCATATAAAGCCAATAAAGGAAAATATACTACACTTAAAGTTGATTCTATACCTTATAGACAATTAAGAAAAAGAGAACAATATAGAAGAAAATATGGATTTTCTGCTCCTTGCATATTAGATGAAAAAGGTAATATAAGAAATATTCGTATAACAGGAACTTATTATAATTTTCTTAATTATATACGAATGGAACAACTTGATTCATCTAGTATTATTAAAGGAAAAGTAAGTACAGCTAAAAAGAAATATGATTTTCCGTTATTTATTGATGCACAATTTTGGATTACCCATGTAATGGAATTTGCCCGTAATAACGGATTTCATCTTTTGATAGATAAAACTAGACGTGGAGGATTTTCTTATTTAATGGCTGCCGATAGTGCTAATTTAATTAATTGTGAATCAAGAAAAGTAGTTATTCATGTAGCTGCCGATAATAAATACTTAATACAAAGAGGAGGACTAAGTGATTTTGCTATAAATGATTTAAAATTCTATGAAGAACATACTCCTTTTGTAAGAGGAATTATATCTGTAGCATCAAATGATTTTCGTTTAGGATATAAACTCAAAAACAATATAGAAGCTGATAATTCATGGCGTTCTGCTTTATTGTCGGTTTCCGCTGCTAAAGACCCTAACTGTGCGATAGGTAAAGACGCAGTTGCTGTAAAAGTGGAAGAGGTTTCCACTATGGATAATTTCGATGAATTTATGAATGTTACAGAACCTGCTATGAGAACAGGAGCTTATACGACAGGTATGCTGACGGCATGGGGAACGGCTACTAGTGGAAATATGCAGAGTTTTGAACAGAACTTTTATGATGTAAAAGCATATAACTTTATGCCGTTTGAAAACGTATGGGATAAAGATTCACGTAATGAGACTTGTGGATTCTTTAAGCCTTATTGTTGGGGATTGCAAGGTGAAGTAAATGGTGTACAAGGTCTTGATAAATATGGAAATAGTAATATATTAGTTGGTTTGGAAATAGCTAAACGAGAAAGATTAGCTAAGAAAAATTCAGTAAAGAAGTATTCTGAATATATTAACTATCTTGGTCAATATGCTAATTTTCCAGCTGAATCATTTAGTTCTGCATCTGAAAATATATTTAGTTCTGAAGAACTAACAGCATGGGAAAATAGATTAAAAATAGATACTGATTTGCATTTTTATGTGGACGGAATGTTTGAAGAAGATGCAAATAAAAAAGTTATATTTAAGTCGAATGAAAGACTAAATAAAGAGGGAAAGAAAGTATATGATTATATACAAGGAGTTCCTCGTAGAGGTCATGAAGACCCTCATGGTTGTGTTAGATTATGGTTTCAACCAGAAAAAATTGAAACTATTGAGAATGGAAGAAAAGTATTAACTGTTCCTGTAGGATTATATAGCATTGTATATGACCCTGTCGGAGTAGATAAAAATAAAGAAGAGATTACGCTTAAACACTCTCATAATAGTATCTTTGTATTTGAAAATCCTCATTATCTAAACAGTTATAAACAAAAACTTGTTTGTGCGTATTATGGAAGACCAGAAACTCTAGAAGAATCGGATAGGATTTGCTATTATATGGCTGTATATTATAACTGTATAGGAACAACTAATGTGGAAGTAAATAGAGGTGAAACTATTTCTAATTTTAAGAAATGGAAAGCATTAAAGTATTTATCATGTGAACCTTTATTTGTTTTCGACCCTACTTTTAAAGGTAAAATAAATAGTACTTATGGATATGTTATATCTGGAGAAAATAAAAAACTAGATTGTCTAAGACTATTAAAAGAATATTTATATGAAGAAATTGGTAAAGATGAAAATGGAGAAATTATTAGAAATTTTCATAGGATATATGATTATCAAACTATTTTGGAATTAAAGAAATGGAGTGTTAAAGGAAACTTTGACCGAGTATCTTCTTTATTACTTAGAGGTATTGAATGGAAAGCATATAATTTATTAGCTAAAGAAGAACTAGAACATAGACATAAATTAACAGAAGATAATCTAGAAGACAATGATATATTAAATAGAGATTGGTTTTAAGTAAAAAAATATAAATAATGGTATTTAGTAATGATGAATGTACTTTCCCAGAACAGAAAGTACCAAATAGTAAGAAATCACAAGAAGAATGGTATGCAGCTTGTTGTGATTTTATTATATCTAGAGGATTAAGTATAAGAAATAAAGATGAACTAGAAGTTAAATATGATATAGTTAATGGAAAAATACCTGATTCTTTTTATGATAAGATATTAAATCCTTATAATGCTACTCAAGATAAATATAAACGTTTCCCGGCTACAATGAGAAACTATGATTTTATGAAAGGTATTATAAGAAGATATATAGGTGAATATATTAAAAATCCTCATGATTTTATTGTATCTGCAAATAATCCAGAAGTTATACTTGCAAGAAATGGTAAACTAAAACAAGAATTATCTATTTTAGTTCAACAACAAATAGCAGCTAAAATAAACGAAGCATATCAACAATTTGTTAATGAGGGAAATGACCCTAAACAATTTAATCCAGAACAAGTAGTTGATATTGAAAATTTCATTAAAGAATTTAATGAAAATTACATAGATGAAATATCAATGCAAGGTCAAGAACTTCTTAATGTAATAAGAGACCTTACAGAAGATACTTTATTGTATGTTAGAGCTTATTTTGATTTTATTACTTTTGGAGAATGTTATACATATACAGATATTGTAGGAAAAAATATAGTAAAAAGAGTTATTTCACCAAGAGATGCTTTTCCTATTAATACTGATAACATGTTCAGAGAAGATGATGATATGT